CTTCAATGCTTCGGTGTTTGAAAACTCCTTTGGTTACGTAGTTTTGATACCACTTTTCCCAAAGAGGAACAGGCGGGAGTGGGACGTCTAGTTTTTCTGAGGTGATCCGGTTGCCGCAGATACAATCTGCGGCGTGATGGCGAGAAAGACATTCTCAACTCCACCACGGGTAGCGTTATGGAAACCCACAACTTTGCCAGATTCGGCATCAACTACCACACCAGAACAGTTTCCGTCAATCGAAGACAGCTTATAGATTCCGACTTTGTGCTTTGATACACTCGAGAGACTCATTGAGTCACACGCGTCCTCAATCCGCAACACGCGACCAGCATCGAAGCTGATATCACCTGTCATGAATTGTTCATCACTATCATAGGCGAACAATGCCACCTTACGCCCTGGAGCGGGCATAGAATGATGAAGCGATGGAAGATCCTTAAAAGAATCAGGACGTGCAAACCAGAGAAGGTCATAGCTAAGCTTTTTGCCGCTCTTTCTCTCTACAGAATGTTCGAGGACTTTTCCGTCCAAACGAAAGGAGAATTTGATCTTGTCATTTTCTTCCTTAAAGATGTGCTCACACACAACTACACCATTCCACATTAAGTTTGCATTAAGACACCGAGTGCCAATGCGTGCCAGTCCAACAGCACCTTGCACTTTGCCAAGTGAAAAGCGTTTCCCATTTATCGCGGATTCATTTTTATCCTTTGCGACATGTAGGAACTCACATTTATCCCCAAGCTTACAATTTCCTTTTTCGAAAAAGTAACAAGGGTGTGACTTCTTGTCTGGACACGACTTTCCTACATGACCAACACTGCCACAAACAGAGCACTTCCCTATAGGGTGCTTCTTGTTAAGGTTCTTCTTTACCTTACTCACTGCGTCTACCAATTTCTTAGCAGACTCCAATTGAGCGGACTCGTTAGTTCCATGCATGAAGTCATTGAGCAATCCCGCATGCGGGAGATGAGAGGGTACAACAAAATTGTCGTCCCGTTTGGTCTTGACTAGGTTTCCACCATTGTCACGTGTCCAAATAGAGTTGTTGTCGTTGTCACCAGGTTTCTGATACGAGTTATGGGCTTTCGCTCCACGACCTACCGTATTAGTCCTTTTGGTTTTGCGACGTTGTTTACTCTTCTCACCTTCATACTTCCAACCACACTTTTTGCATGTCACCTGATTAGGTTGATGCACACACTCAGCTTTAGCTTCAGCTTTCGCTTCAGGCTTTGCTGGCATGGGGGTCAGAGCAGGATGCTCTTTTGGCTCACACTCAGCCCAATGCATACATTTTAAACCACCGCAGTGGATGTTGCATGACTTCTTCGCAGAAACACCTATCGGTGTCCCGTTCAGAAACCAAGGACATTTGTGCTTGCCAACTGTGATGTGACAGCAACCATCTTTCGCTTCCTTTTTAAAGGTTACTACAGGAGGGGCAGCTTTCGCTTTCTTTTTCCCCGAAGCATTTTTCTTCGGTTGCTGTGTCTTGGCTTCAGCCTTCTCTGCTTTAGCTTTAGACTTTTCCTTCTTTCGGCTTTTGCGTTCCGTTTTATGGAGTACTTTGACAACCAATAACAGAACCGCGAACAAACATATCATGACCACTGGTAGTAACCATGGACGTTCAGTGCATTGCTTCTTCAATGCATTCAGATGGACCAGATCTTCTGTCTGATTCCAATATTCACGGAGCGCATCAAATGCCGTAGGAGGCACAACAGGTTCAGGCACTGCACTTGCGAGTGCAAAGCCCAAGCCACGCGTATCACCAGGCAGGCGAGGAGCACTAGCGGAGTTCAACGGTTTAGGCAAAAGAGCAGCTTGACGCTGCAACTCTACCATAAAAGGTTTCACTTTTACCGCAGGTGTTTCCATATCAATTTCAGCTACAAGAGGGAGAGATTCAGAATAGGATTTTGAGTCCTCTTCCTTACCCTGCTTTCGTTCCTCAAGCTTACTATCAATGGTTTGAGTTAATTTCTCAACACTCGCTTGCACAAACTTTACATGATCCATTTCCAAAACAGGTGCCACTTCAGAGCCGCCAAACAAAGAACTGAGGATCGAAACCCCAGAACAAGCCGACGAAGCCATCTGTGAAATTAGTTTTACCTGTCTCCACATATCATATGCGAAGGATAGACCATTGTAAAGCATCATAGGGACAATGACTGTTAATGCCAAACAATCAAACAGTTTAAACACCTTACTTGAAGTAAGCTTTTCAAGGCTTTCCTTCTTTTCAGCGTGCCGAACAAACAATGAACGACATAGATAATATACTGCACCGACCAAAGCAACCATAGTTGCAATGCTCACCCCAGTTTTTGCTGAGGAGACAGCAGGAGCCACAAAGGCAGAGACTTTCGCCTCCACCTCCGCTACTTTCTGCTCTACGGAGAGTTGTATCTGAATGCCGGCATTTTGTACCTGCTGTTCAATATTGACACCAACATTAGCCACCGACCTTTCGATAGATATGACACGTTGGTTAAAATTCTCGACAATTCTTTCCACTGAGGTTTTAATCCAAGAGACAGCCTTTCCAAGCTGCCATCCTACAATTAAGTAGAGGACAATCCACCACAATGAATTCCAAGCACCAGGGGATTCCACCCCGGACTCAGCTCTCACACCTAAGAGCCACCAAGTGGAAGAGATGACAAACGCCACCAGGAGTATTGCAGCAGCACCAACATAGTTGAGCCGGCATTGAGCCTGAGAGACGTGTCCTTTCAGTTGCTGCAACAATTGTGCAGTTTCTTCCAACTTGACAAGCTCTGGTTCCTCTTCGGCGAACAGGCTACGAAAGCCTACTTCGTCGTGAACAATGAACATTTCCTCTGCGTGATCGCGTTCAGAATGCGACTTCTCTTCAGTTTTCATACGGAAGAGATTAGCACGGTGCTTTTTGCCGGCTAAGTGGTCCAACCACGGTTGCTGACTTTCACAGCGGATCATACAGATTTCACAATACATCGTCATCAAAGAGAGAGAGAGATCAAGATACCAGTTAGTTCAAACTATGCTCTATAGTTTGACAAATCTC